GTCCTGTAAAAATCGCCCTAGAGATTTGACCCACCCCCCGTGCCATCCCGATCAGTCCTCGGCCTCCAGCATCAGTATCTCCATGTCCACGCTGACAGCACCAGTGCCATTCGCCACCTTAGCCAGCACGCCAACGTCAGTTAGCTCAGGGAACTTGATGGGCATGTCAAAGGCAATACTCTTGGATGATGAGATGCCAACGAACTCCTGCACCTTCTTGATTGGTTGGTATGGCGCGGCTGCGTCAAGAATGCCAGAGCGCTGCAAGATCAATACGTCTGTTGTCTTGGTTTGATTTACATGGATGCTGAACGAAGTCACCAAGCCAACATGATTACGCGGCACAGTGATTGACCCGATGGCGCTTGAAGCTGATGGGAAGCCATTGAGTAAGATTGACGCCCAGTTCTCAGTGCCTGCCGCGTTCTCTATCACAATGCTGCCAGCGTGCGAACCAGCCGCCTGTGTGCCGTATGTCCCGCTCTCGTGAACCTCGGCCAAGTAAAGGCGAATGAATGTCTGTGTGGTTGGCTGTGATGCCGATGCACCCGCAGTGTCGATGACTTCCGTTATTTCATCACCTTGGGCGTTCAAGCCATACAGCTTGATTGACCGTGCGCCTGTGCCTACCGCTGTATCAGCAGCATTGCCACCTGCCTTAACGCGCAAGGCTGTTGCGCCTGCGGGCTGTGGGGTGCGGTAGATGCCTGCATCTGAGACTGGGACGTATGTTGTTGGGCAAGCAGTGTTGCGACCAAACTGATGGTGAACGTGTGCGTGCAGCATGTTGCCGCGTGATATTTGCGCTCCCCAAGGAAGGCTGTTCTTATATCGAATGTCCATCAATCATCTCCTGATGGGATGGTTTGGATCGGTGGGCCATCCGTCCTCGCCAATAGTGGTGTCAAAGCCCTTGCTCTCAATCGACTGGATGTCGCCAGAGTGGCAGGTCCAGCATACGCTGGTCAGGTTGTTTATATCATAAAACAGTTCCAAGTCACCCTTATGTGGCTTGATGTGGTGAACGACTGCGGATCGTGGGCTTGTCCTGCCACGCTTGAGCATAGCGTTGCAGCCCTTGTGCTGGCAGGTGTATTGATCCCTGAACAGAACCTTTTCACGCAGAACCCTCCACTGCTTTTGATTGTAAAGCTTTCGATACTCGGCGGCTTCTGGGCTTCTCCATTTGTCCATCAATTCATCATCCGCTTAACAAGGCTAAGAGCGTCTCTGTCAGCCTCATCGCTTAACTGCTTCAGCCTGATAGCCACCGCATAAAACGCAGCCCGCACATCAAGCGGGTCTTCACCAAGCAGAACCATCTCTTCAGCTATCTCGAATAACTCAAGGGCAAGCTCGCCAACATTGCTTTCCATATCTGCCATGCTCGCAACACTATGCCAAAAAAATACCCCGCACAATGGCGGGGCAAGTTGGTGGCCACTCGACGGGGAGGAGACAGCGGGCCACGCTTAAAGCCTAGCATCGCACAATCTCAGCGCCAAGGGCTAAATAGCCAGCGCCATCAACCGAGCTATCCTCGTGCGGTCCATTGCGCAGCCGTGCAATCTTCAGCAGCGCCATCATGTTGCAGACATCCCTGCCAGACACAGCCACACCCAGATAGGCGCTCCACATCTCAGCGATACACTGGAAGCTCTCGGCTGCGTCACCGTAATCATCCTGCCTGTCACCATTAATCAGCGTCGCCGCTGCCTCCAGTATCTCTGTTCGCTTATTGCTCATTTTCGCTTTCCTTTCGCAGCCAACTTCTGCAATTCAAATTTCCGCTCCACGATCAGAGCGACCTCCTCATCTGTCCACTTCGGAATGATATTCTCATCATAAATGCCCAGCACCCTCCTGCGATTGGCAAAGCCATAAAGCTCATCAATACAATGGATGCTCGCCAACTTGTCGGACAAAGACCTCGGCAGGCTTGGCTCGCCTTTATTCCAAGGCTCAACCTCACTCATATTCTGAGGCCCAGTGTGGGTATGAAAGTGATTTTGCTCTCAAGCCAGAAGAGCCGACCACACCGTCAGACCTACGCCAAACCAAAATGTTACCCTGAGACCCGTCCTTCTTTGTGTATAGCCTTATGTCGATCAAGGTCAGCGCATAGCCATAATAGTCGATCACAAGCCCAACTTCAGGCACAGACGTAAACTTGAACTTATAGTCCTTATTGAGATTGCTCGCTGCTGGTTGTATATCAGTCTTCATCGGAACCACTTCCCTCTATCTGGTTTCGTTCAAGGCTTGGGATGTTGGCGCATCGCCAAGCCAACTCTCTAATATCATCAAAAGCAAAACCTGCCAAGAAGCAGAAAACCCACATCCTGCCGAGACAAACGGGACATACGGACATCTTTTAAGAGAGATGTCCCGTCCTGTCCCGCTTTGTCACTGGGACAGTTCGGGACATGTCCCGCTTTTGTCCCGCTATGTCCCGCCTTATCTTTCATCGTAAACCATTGTTTCTGTTGTGGAAATTATTTCCATGTCCGAGACATCCTGAAACGCTCTGTTCCAAGTGCGGCGCTTGGTGTCCTGATTGGTGTCAACAAGCGAATTATAGAAAATGTCCCGCACAGATTGGATGTTTGCTCCGTTTTCGCCCATCGGCTTAGCCTCATCCAGAGCGTCCATAAAGCGCTTCTTGTGGCCAGTCAGGCGAGGTCCGCCACCCTTGGGCCTGCCATCGTCAATCGGCTCTAGCACCACGCTCTGCGTTGGCTCTAGATCAGAGCCGAGCAGTTCAATCTCACGGTGAGCAAAGTTGAGTGGCATCGGCATCTTGGCGTCCTTCATCTTGGTGAACTTCACCTCGATCTTGGCGACCTCATCTTGGCCAGACCACTTGTCCACCATAAACTCGGCATCAACAGCACCGAGCAGGGCCGAGCTACCACGCGCCCGATCCTTGTTGCCGTGTCCAGTGTGGTGAACTGCCAGCACGGTGCATTCATAGCTGTCCCTGATGTCATCCACTGCGCGGATCGCAGCACCCATCTCCTTGGTGCTGTTTTCATCCGCAGCGCCCATAGCGCGGGCCAGAGTGTCGATCACGATAAGCTGAGGCTCACCATGCTGCTGCACCATCTCGTCGATCACAGCGAGCATCTCCTCGACGCTGCTCTCATCTGTCAGCACAATGGATCGGCTAGACTTGAAGAACGGCAGACCTCTCAGTGGGGTGTCATTTGCCTTTGACCAAGCCGCAGCACGCCGTGCGAAGCCGTTGTGGCCCTCGCCTGCAATATAAAAGACTGAGCCTTGCTTTACGTCATGCCCGTGAAATGACCTGCCTGCTGCAATGCAGAGCGCCATGTCGAGCACAAGAAAGGTCTTGCCAGCCGCAGGTGCGCCAAAGCAGACGCTGAATGTGCTGCTTTCCAACAGGCCATCAATGATCCAGTCTGGCGATTTGAACTCAAGTTCGCCCAGAGCTACAAACAGCGGCTTTGGCAGGCGCACCTTGGTAAGCTGTGTTTTGACCGACAGATCGCCTTCATTCAGGTGAACGTCATTCCAGTCATGCCCAGCGCGCTTAGGTGCTCTGTATGGCAAGCCTGTCTCCCGTGCAGCCTTTAGGCCAGCATCATCGTTATCTGCGGCCACCACAAAGGTCACATCGGGGAACGTCAGTTGTAGCTGCTCGGCCACCTTGGGCAAGTTGCCACCATTCAGCGCAAAGACTGCAGGGCGACCCGTGCAGGCCGATACTGACGCTGCGGTAGCCCAGCCCTCACAGATGTAAGTTGTTCCCTCTGGAGTGCCGCCTACGGGCGAGAATGCAGCATCCTGAGACATGCCCTTATCAAACAGTTTCTTGCCGTCTGGCGTGATGGTCTGCTTGCCGACCTTGACCATCTTGCGGCCATCAACCTTGAATATCGGCACGAGCAGGTTCAACCCATCCAGCTTAGCTAGACCCAGTGGTACGCCTTTGCGTACGTTATACGGCTCGACCTTCTCGAAGTCTGACAGGTTGTTGAAGGGCACTACATTCATATCATCATTTGTCTCTCTTGGGCGCGGGATGACGCCATCATCCTCCATCACGCTGTAAATCGCCTTGAAGTCGCCGCACTGGTTGCAGTTGACCTTCATCTCGCCGTTGTGACTGTTGATCCAGAACCTGTCTGTGCCACCACATGAGGGGCAGGGTCCGTTGTATCTATCTTTGCCCGTGGGCTTTAGATTATACCGCGCCGCGACCTGCTGACTATATTCCCGCCAATGTAGTTCTGGGTATTTACTACCGCTTTGCATCTGCTATTATTCCTCCAATGTCGTGGGTGATACATGATATTAACCTCAATGGAAGGCGGGCCGATGCTAAATCTCGGCCCGCCTTTTTATTACCTAAAATGGAATATCTTCGTCTAGATCATCCATCTTTGCGGGTGTTGGCGCTGCCTGCGCGGGTGGAAGCCCAAACGGATCGTCATCCTGCGCTTTGCCGAGTGGCGTCACCATATCAAAGTCATCAAGCCCGTCACCACCGTAGACTGGCTCAAGAACCTGCACCGCGTCAAGCAGCAAGCTGATGCCGCCCTCGCCGTCAGGTGATCTGGATGGGAACGCGATAACCCGCACTGTGCCTTTTGAGCCAGTCCAGATACCCATATTTTCGAGCGGCTGCTTATCCGCACCGATTACGGTTGGCGGCTGGTTTGCCTCACCGCTGCGGTTTGTGCCGTTCTTCTTGGCGCGGAACGATACCAAGCCATTGTCCAGCTTTCTCATGCCGAAAACGGTCCCGAACGCAGGCATGGTTGTGTCACGCGACTTGCAGTCCTCGTAGTGTGCCTTCAGTTCGGCATAAAGCGCCTTTGCGTTCTCGCTGGATAACGTCCAGCTAACCGACCAAGCTGCGCCCTGCGCGGTTGGGTTGCACGGCTCACTGCGCTTCTCTTGGCTGTTGTAGCGGTAGGTCTTGTCAAGACGCGGGTACTGGATTTCGATGTTCTTTTGCAGAACCTTTTTGAACACAGGGTTGGAAGCCATCTCTTTTTCCTTTCGATAGCAATGCACGGAAACTGCCGTGCTCAGTCTTCAACCATCCAAGTTGGCGGATGGATCATGTTGAAGCTCGGCCAGCCAGTTGAATACTGGTCTGATCGCTTTGCTTCAGCAATTTCGTCAAGCGCTCTAAACATGTGCTCTCGGCCAATCTCCATAGCCTCCATTGAGAGCGAGTGCAGACAGGTAGCATAGGGCGCTGAATTTTCGACTGCAAGGAAGGCGAAGTGCCGAACCATCCAATCAGCGCCAAGCTCAGCCACATACTTGTAGAACGCAGCCTGCACATCATAGCGCAAGTTGTATGTCTGGCGCGCAAATTCACGCGGAGATGCGTCTCTGGTTGTCTTAACATCTCCCATCACGCCTGTTGACGGCACATAGATGTCAGGACGACAGCGCAACTTGAGGCCAGTGCGGGGGCAGTCAGCAAAGATGCTGGCCTCCTTGATCGCACTCTTGTCTGCCAAAATCTTAGCGCAGGTCGGGTTAGCCATCATGGCGACAGACATGTCTTCACAGACATCATAGTCGGCCTCTGTGAGCAGCGTCTTGCCTGATGCGCGGCATTCCTCCTGTGCTTCCTTCCAAGCATTGCCTCGGCGGGTCTCTGGGCCGCGCACAACCTCATCAAGCTCAGGCTCCAACAGCATTGAATGCACGGCTGTGCCAAGCTCCATTGCAGTTGATGTCGTGAAGCGCTTGTTCTTCCAGTGAAACAGCGTCGAAGTGAGCACTGCCTTTACGTCTGACGAGCTTACGCCCTCAGATGCATGATACTGCTCGTTTGATAGCTCATGCGTGATCATTCATAATCTCCCTTGTGATGTAGCAGAACGCCTCCAGCGTCATCTCTGCCTGATACTCGCTGACGCATTGTGCGCCGAATGCAGCGTAAATCGCGGTAAATGGCACAACGCAGCGAAGCTCCCTGCGGTCATATTTGTAGATCACGCAAGGCATCTTGCCGACCGCGTTTGCCGCAGCCATTGCTTGCTGCCACCAAGCTGGCTTGCAGCCTGTCCCGCTTGCATAGCGCTTGCACTCAATGACAAATGGGAAGTCTGGATCGCTTGCCAGCAGATCACCGTGATCCGCCGCACGATACTGCTCGAGGTCACGCTTAAAGCTTATGCCAAGCTGATCCTCCAGAAGCTTACCGACCTCGCGCTCAAATGAAGCACCTTTGTTGCGGCCATTGACCATCAGTCAACCCTCGGCGCTTCTGCGCGTATGCCCATTGATGCTGCATCCTTTAAGGCGCAGTTACGCAGATATGTCGCCAGAGCCATTCCTGACTTCTCCGCAGCGTAGGTCAAAGCCTCGTGCTGGTCTTCTGTCAATATGACCCTGCACTCCTTGCGAGACTTAAAGATGCCGACATCGTCTTCCGCATCTACACCCTCGAACCAATCCTTAATGTCATCTGAAGCTGCAAACCATTCTCCAGAATGGTGGTGGCGACTGAAAAGCATATGGAGAGATTTCTCCATGACCCTGCCGCCCCTGATGAAGTAAATTATCTTGGCGCGGCCGCCGTTGGGGCAGATCAGGCCTGCCTGCCTGTATCTTGGGTTTGCGGAATATCCTATCTTGTAGAGGCTGCCGTCAGAGTTCTCGGCCAAGTAGACGTATGTATTCGCCTCCATGATGTCGCCTGTAGACATTTCAAGCAAATCAATTACCGCTGATGTTTCGCTCTTATATCGCCCTGCGTGCCTAAACTCACTCAGAGCTTCGACCAACCTGTCAGGCAGGTTTAAGTTCTTTCTCATGCTATGCTCCATTCAATGCACATCTTGCACATTAGGTGTTGACAGTGCGCCCGTCAAGCCCTAAGTGTTGTGTGTAGAAACAAACCAACCAAGGAGAACAACGATGAAGACCCTCACAGCAAACCAATCCGCAGCAATGACAGCTCTCATCAAATCATGCCTCCGTAACATGGGCGGCGAAACACTTGCTGATCTGCAAGATGACCCTTTTGTTTGGGTTGACGCTTCCGACCTAGTAGAAGCTGGCTGGGGTCAGAAAGAGGCAGAAGGTGTGTTCGGTTCGCTCGTTTCCGCTGGTATCGTTTACCACTACGAAGATGACCTGTTTGCCCTGACCGAAGACTGGGTCGCGCTTCGCAGCTTCCACGCATAATCAACAGGGGCTTCGGCCCCCACACTAAACCAAGGAGATAAAATTATGTGGATCAATACACCTAGCACAGACGAGATGCGGCAGCACCTTGAGGTTGAGCTTAACAAAAACATGGCAGTGGAGCAGAGGTTTCCATCTCACCCAATCGACGGCGTTCAGCTTCGCGCATACCGCACCAGCGGCTCTTATGAGCCAATTTTCGGAAGCAATTACGACGACCTTCTCGTCGCAGCACGGAAAAAAACATAACCAACAGGGGCTTCGGCCCCCACACCATCAAACCAAGGAGAACCACCATGCAAGAAATCCTCATCACAAATCATCATCCAGACGGCTTCGCCTTTGCACTCAACGAGGCGGGCGAGCAGATATTCATCCCGCCATATGCTATCGACGGGACAGAGCTTCAGCGCGGCAAGCGCTATCAGGCTGTGCTGATCGAGAACCACAAGGAGCACCAGCGCGAGCGCACGCCTTGGATGGCTGTCAGCGTGATTGGCGACACACCAGCACCAGCACCAACACCCGCAGCGGAGCCTGAGCCAGCGGAAGGTCCATACGAGACGCCGCTGACTGCGCAGGAGCTTGACGAGGCCGTTCACGAGCTGATCTGCGAAAGCTCTTACATCACCACGGGCGAGCTTGCAGGCCACCTAGAAGTGACCACGACAACGGCAGGCAACTCAGCCATGCGCCTCTTCAATGCTGGTAAGATCAGCAAGGCGGATGTGTATGCCAAGGTAGGTCAGTCGCGGCCATCATTCATCCTGTGGGCGTCAAAGGCTTCAGACTTCTTGGAGGAGAGCGCATGACCCTCACACATCAAATATTGGCCGATATTAAGCACCACGGCATTATCACGGCAGCGACAATTCACAGGCTAGACATCGACACGCTGCTCTGGCTGGAGAGGAAGGAGGCGGGCAAATGATCACCGCAGCAGCCTGCCTCGCAATGGCTATTTACCACGAGGGCAGATCAACAAGCGCAGAAAGCCAGCTTGCCATTGCAGAGACGGTGATCAACCGCGCAGCGCACCCTGACTTCCCCAGCACTGTCTGCGAGGTCGTTAAGCAGCCCAGCCGCCGCCCCGTGACGCGCCCAGCCGCTTGCCAGTTTAGCTTCTGGTGCGATGGCAAGGATGACACGCCCCACGACAAGGCAGCATGGCAGACAGCCCAGCAGATCGCCGCACAGGCGCTCTCAGGCGACACTCTGGGTCATGGGGCCGTCTACTACCACACGACCGATGTTTCGCCAGTTTGGGCCAAGAGCCTTGAGCCAGTCGGCCTGATCGGCGGGCACATCTACTACACGGACGGCAAGTGCCTGCTGGCACTCGGCTGCTCACTGCGCCCCGTGGCGCGGCCAGAGGGAGACAAGATATGAATGACATTTTGGTAAAGATCGACATGACTGGAGAAGGTGAGTTTAGAGCCATTGCTGGCCTGAAAGTGAATTCAATCAACCTTAGCGCGGAGAGTGTTGATGTCACCAGCCTCGAGAGTGCGGGCGGTTGGCGCGAGATTATGGGCGGAGCAGGCATTAAGTCGGTGGAAATTTCGGGTTCTGGCGTCTTTCAGGATGCAGCCTCTGACAAGCGCGTGCGCCAGATTTTCGTTGACGGAGAAACGCCTGATTTTCATGTTGTTATTCCAGATTTTGGCACAATTAAGGGCGCATTTCAGGTCGTGTCGATAGAATATTCTGGAGGCCTAAACGAATGGGCGACCTATGCGCTTTCGCTATCTTCGGCTGGCAGGATATTCATCCATCGCGATGAGAATATTGAGTTAATTGATGACGAGAAAGCAGAAAAGATATGACCAAAGACGACATCAAAGACTGCATTGCCTCATGGCAGCGCCAGCGTGACGAGATGGAGATGCGATATCAGGGCGTGCGCCCATCATATGTGAGCACCGATCTGGCGATACTTGAAGAGCGCATCGAGCGTTACAAGGCCAAGCTGACCGAGATGGA